TTATCGTCGGCAGCGTCAGATGTGTATAAGAGACAGTATATAGACAGTGCGGTTTAGATTATTTATTAGATGAAATTAGTTACGATAACAATACTCTTAACAATAAAATAAACACTAAATTAGCCACTAAATTTAAATCATCATGTGAAATTACTGGTTGTCATAATTTAAGCAATACAACACAAATAATACGTTTTGAGTGAGAATAATAACTAGTTATTTTCGTTTTAAATTCAAAACAAAATCAGCCGCCTCAGACCCATAAAAGTCCGAGACGGCTGAAATTCTACCTACTTAATCTTCTTTGTAATCTCGTCGCTGAGCTTCTTGATGAAGTTCACGCCTGCAATGCCATTCTCGCTGTACCCCCACTTTTTCAGCAAGGTATTAACTGCCTTTGCAGTACCTTTTCCGTATGTACCGTTCTTATCCATACCTACGTTGTGGAGTTTGACCGCCTTCGCAAGAAGCAGCAGCTCCTTGAGCGCAAGCACACCGTTTGTTTTGTCACCCTGCTTGTAGCCTGTCTTGTCAAGCACTTTCGCACTTATCTTGCTCTGTTTCTTTGGTCTCAGGAAGCCTGCAATATGGTCATAAGTATGCTTGACCTTAGTGCAGGCTTTTCCACTCCAGTTTTGGTCATACGAATAAAAATAATTCGTGTTGCCCTCACCAGTGCAGATTGCTATGTGACCCCAGCCGCCATTCAACGTGCCTGACCATATCGCTACATCGCCCTTTTTCGGCACGAAACTCGGCGTGTTCTTTACCTTTGTGAAATTTGCTTTCAGCCAAGTGTTCTTATCGAATAAATCCCAAAAGTGATGTGCGTCATACCAGAAATTCTTGATACCTGAGCCGAAGACCTCGTTGAAATATGCCGTTGCAAGGTCTACACACTGTTTGCCTGCTGCGCCGTCATAGTTAACAGCTACGCCATTGTGCTTCTTGATAAACTCATCATATGTCATTTTCTATTCCTCACTTTCGTTTGTATCCACTTTGCTTTCAACTGTGATTTTAAGCTTGTGTACTATCTTCACCAAGAATGACGGCAATGGTATACCTATCACCGCAAGATTTTCCAAGATAGAAATACATTCATTGATGATAAACCATATCGTCACGATAAGACCGAAGTAAAAGCTGACGTTTACCTCAATGCCTATCTGCGAAAGTCCTGAGATAAAGAGCCAATCAAGTACGCCTGACACCGCCACCACAAATATGTAGCCGACCTTTTTAAAAAGCCCTTTAAGACCGACACGGCTTGACAGCTCGCCCCTATTCCATGCTTTCCACATTCCTGTAATGTAGTCAATAATCATAACAAGTACCAGAATGACTATAGGTATCGCCATGACACGGAAATATGCTGACAGCCCTGCGGCTATCGCTGATATGATGATTTTTGCTGTGTTTTCTTTCATTACTGTTCCTCACTTTCGTATGCTTGTCCCGTGATTGTTGTATACTCCTCAGCCGTGATCCACTTGCCGACGGCAGCGTGCACCATAGCAACCGACCACAAACAACTGTCATAGTATCTCTTGACCTTGACGTAGTTCTTACTCATCGCTGCTCACCTCCAACTCAACACCGTTCAGCATAGCCAGAAAATCAACGTTTGCCTTTATTCTGTCTATCTCGGTGACTTTTGGTTTGTTAAAATTATCTTCCATCAGCCCTGCGGCTTTCAGCATTTCTTCTTGCAATTCTGTCATGTTGTACCTCCCACTTCTGATAATTTCACAATGTACTCTTCCTCACTCGGCACTGGTATGCGATAGCTGTCGTTGCTGTTTTTGAATGTCACTGAACCACCTGCTTCGACCTCGATGTTCCGCAGGAAATCATCGGGTATTAACGATGATATATCGGTTACGATTGGGTTCGCTAGTTCGTAGTACAGCATTACACCTGACATAGCCTGTTTGAATGCGGTAGCGTCGGTGTAGGCGGTGTCCTTGACCTGAATTTGTGAAACTGCGATACTGTCTCCGTCTAGCACAATTGTTTTATCGACAAATGCATTTGGATTTCTAGCAACTGTTATATATTTACTGCACAGTATATTATGAACAGTTATTCCGAACGCACCTAATCTTTTAAACCCAATTGCGGAAACTGGCGCATAGAAATAATCTCCTACTGATTGACTAGATGTTTTCATCCACGTCAGCGTTCCCAAATCTACGCTGCCAACACATTGAACGTATCGTTTATTTTCATAATCAACATAATTTCGTGCCGTTCCTGCCGACCAGCCGTAGCCAGGCAGTGCCTTGATAGCTTCGGGGATTAGGTGTGCGGTTTCACCCACAGCGACCTCTGTCACCCCAGCACTGACTATTTCGCCAGCATTATACGGATAGTAGGTAGCTGGGAACATGGCTTCAAATTCTTCCACAGTTGTGGGCTCGTTGCCTGAACCGAACATGGCGGTGAGGTCAAATAGCTGTGGTGTGATTTGAAAATTCACAGTAACGTCAGCGTCAAGACGTAATCGCATCTCTATGGCGTTGTCTGCATTTGTAAATATCGTGCCTTTGCCATATTCGTAGAACCTTTTGTCTGTTTCAGATTCGTTATTATAAAAACCATTAAAATTAGATAATTCGGCTGTATCACTAGCATGGGAATGAAAAAGATATTTGTGTCCTATGATTGCCGTCTGAACAGGTACAATTCTTAGAAAAACTACATTTGTTGACGTTCCACTAATCTGTAGTGTTTTGTCAGTTAGCTTTGCTCCTGTAACACTCGCAGATTTTGCCTCTATCAGTTGTGATATCAGCTGATTCCACACGATTGACCTACCACTCACAGACTTCACCGACATCAGCTTACCGCCTGTCGGCACTGTCTTCTGATATGCCGTATCTGTATCAGTTTCAAACCGGTGCGTCACACCCTGACCTATGTCAAACAGTGCGTCCACACGCCTTTTCAACTCCTTGTCCGACAGCTTCACACGTCCTATCTCAGCTGTGTTTTCGGTAATCTTTCCGACCGCTGTCACATAGTCCTCAGGCAGACTATCAGCTATGGATTGTGCTGTCTGTGCGGCAGTTTCTGCGGCTTTGCGGTCTGTGGAGACCTGTGCGGCATGGTCTGCCACTGTAGCCTTGTCGGCTGTGACCTGTTCTGCCAACGTCTGCACCGCCTGTCTGTCTGCTGCAGTGCTGTCAGCATTGGTCTTAGCGGTTTTTGCATAACCTGCCGTTATTGTCTTGTCAGCTTCGGTTTGCTGTGCTGCCGTTGATGCTTGAGCTGCTGATACCTTGGCATCATTCTGAGACTTGACTGCCTCAGCGCGTGCGGTTTCTGCACCCTGCTTGGCGGTTTCTGCCTGTGTTGCGGACGTTTCAGCCGCTGTCTTTGCGGTTTCAGCACGGCTTGCCGCCTGCGTTGCCGTATCGGCTGATACTCCTGCGGTGGTAGCTGATTTCTCAGCGTTTTCAGCCGCTGTTGTCGCTGTTTCTGCAGCGGTGACGGCTGTCTGCATATCTGCGTGTGTCTGCCTGCCTATGGCGTCTATGCGGTCTAGTGCGTCAGCTGCCACACTTGGTGACGGGATAGCTGTATCACCGATAGCCGCCCCTATTCGCAGTCGAAAAATTCGTGATTTTTTAACTAAAATATACTCATCACCTGACAGCTTCTTCGCTGCTATCTGGCAGCTGACTGTCTGCGCTGACCGCAGTATATCTGCCGTTGGTGTCCACTGTCCGCCTGTAATATCGACCTCATATGTCACGCCGTCGCCGTAGTCTATCGTCATTACATAGCGGTCTGCGCCGTCTATCTCCATGCCCTCGACAGATACGGGTCTGGCGTTTGTTTCACCAACGTAGCCCAGTAGGGCTGTGTTCAGTGTTACGTCGTAGTCTGAATTTAATGTTATCGTCATTTAATCACCCCTCTTTACTCTATTGCAATATAATCAACATAGTATGTTCCTGTTGGAACGGTTTCCAATGTTGGCCCGTTATTAGATCCCATGCAGACGTTCAGATAGTACGACTTTCCCGAACCACTAACGTGGGTACAGTAGTTCTGATATGGTGTTGGTGCGGCTGTCTGCCGTAGCGTTGCTATGACCTGCTTAGGTGCAAAGGTCAGTCCAAGCGGTATCTGCATCAGTGGATTCGCTTTCGTCATCTTGTATTCCACAGTGCCATAGTGTATCTTGCCGGCTCGGCTCAGTATCTCATCGATTTCCTCGCCTGCGTGTTGCATCGGATAATCGTTTTCGGTGATATCCTGTGCCAATGTCACATTTTCATCAGCCATTATCTCGCCCCCTTTTTTTAAAGCTGTTCTTCAACGCTCAGACCTACCGCCGAAATATCTGCTGAAAGTCCGCCGTCAAAGGTAAATCCTAAATTCGTTATCGGTATGTCATAGCTGTCTGCGCCGTTGGTGTAGGTCACCACGTCACCTATGTCGAAACGTGGATCGCCTAATCTGTGATACAATTCTGTAGTATACCACGAAAAACCTCCTATCCTGCGCCACAGAGATTGTAGCAAAGACTCTGTCATGTATGGGTTTTCAAATTCCAGCACACGCCCTCGTGTTGTATCTGTCACACCAAGCGACAGCGTTACATCTTCACCGACTTTGCAGATAATGCCCACGATAACGTTCTGCCTTTCTGACAGTGTTGGCAGGTCTATTGTGTTGTTATCCAATGTTTTCACGCTCTTGCCATACCACTTTCGGACGTACTTTCCGTACCTGTCAACATACCCAAACTGCCCCTGAGCTGAGGCAAGGTAAGACAGCATTTGCCGCATGGTCACGTCCTTTGGCGCTGAGCTGACCTTGAAGTAAAAGTATTTTGAGTACAGCACCTTGCCGTTCTTATCTATCAACCTTCTGCCGTTCTTGTCACGCAGCAGTCGCACCTCTGTATAGTCATTGCCGTTTTGCAAGCCTAATTGTCTGCAAATGTCGTCTTCAACGGATCTATTCCAGTTCGGGATAGGTATGTGAGGTACATACGGTTTGTCCGAGAAATACAGCCTATCCGCCATTGTCAGCTGAACACTGCCGCCCGATTTTTTCGACTTAACGCAGGTGAAACGTCCCATTGGTATCTTTTCGTCGTCAAGTATGCCGCTAGTTTCGTAGTCTACGAGATACAGATAGGTGTCATACTCTTCGCCAAGAAACGCTGTTTCAGTGTCACTTATGGTCATGTTCCACGATTGCGAACACACGGCACCCAGCTCGATGTCGTCGGAAAGGCTTGTTGCCTGCATTGAGCTGTCAGCTGACATAATGCTGTCACCTGATATAACGCCCTCTGCATTCTCTATCCACAGCCGCCAAGTACGGCAATAGCTCTCGATACGCTGTGCCACAAGCTCCCCTGTTTTGTACATTCAAACGCCCCCTTACTGCATTATCAAGTCCACCGCAACGCCTTTGCAGAACTGCTTGTTCTCATCCCAGCCGAAAACCTCATAGGTGGGGTCGCCTGCATAAACGTCAAAAGTGCTTTCCTGAAATGTTTCGTCAAGGAGCGTGATACTGAAAAACGGACTGTCAACGTTGGAGATATACTCATTGAGCTTTGCCGTCTCCTCGCCTGTGAGATGATACCATTTCAGCGTGACAGTTTTCTTTATGGCTCTTATATCGCCCACCATTTTGCAGTTAGCCGTCCGCCCTGCATTGTTCGACCATATCTTGTTGTTTGTAAAGCTCACTTCCGCAGGTGTGGCGACCCTTTCGCTGCCGAATATAAGTCCTCTGCTTTTCATTTTCTGCACCTCCTATGCCCTTATTGGCGACCTGCCGTTGCGCTTGATATAGTCGTTGATATCATCAATAACTATCTGTGTGATAGTCCTGCCATTGAGCGTAAGCGGTATGGTAACGCTTATCTTCTGATTTCCGCCTGCTCCGCCGTAAGACACAAGAGCCTGCAAAACAGCCTGTGTGATAGTATCCAGCGGTGCCTCGATATTCGTACCACGCTTCTGATCGCCCAGAACTGCAAGGAACTCAGAGTTCGGCGGTATTACTGCACCTTGGGCAAGTTTGGGTATTTCGGGGATATCAATTTGGCTTAGGTCAAAGCCAAATGTCTGACCGCCAAGATCACCGGGAAGCCAATCAGGTGTCGTGAAGCTCAGCTCGTTTATGCCGTCGATTATCCAATTCAAAGCGTCCTCAACTGCACCTGTCAGACCATTTATAAGCCCGATTATCAAATTAATAGGTGTTTTTGCTATGTCAACAAGTGCGTCCCATACGCCTTTGAAAATCTTCTTTACACCCTGCCAAGCTTTTTTCCAATCACCGGTGAACACTCCCGCTATGAACAACACAACGCCTTTAAGTGCTGAAATGATGTTCTTCACGGCGTCAATTATATTGCTTATGACATTGCCTACTGTCTTTATTATCTTGCCAAGCACACTGCTGACTATCGGTCCAAGTATGCTCACAAGCCAGTTCACAACAGGTGCTATGGCTTTGTTGTAAATGCTCAGAACGCTTGTGATAAGTGTTCCAACAAAGTCGAGGAACTCATCAAGCAGAGGTTTCAAGTGCTCCGTCCAAACGCTGTCAGCCACGTCCATGAGCTTGTCAAACACAGGTTTCAAGACTGTTTCCCACAGATTGAGGAATACGTTCTTTGTGGTGGTTATACCCTCGTTTATGCCGTCAAATATAGGCTGTCCCCACTCGTTCCAAAAGTCTGAAATGCTCTGCCAAGTATCGCACCACAGTGTTTTCAAGGCGTTCAACACAGGCTGTGCAATGCCGTTCCACAAGGTATCGAAGATCTCTTTTATATTGTCAAACAGTACGCCTAACGTGTTCCATACCTGCGTGCCAAAACCCGCCATTAGGGGTAATCCTACAGTGAGAAAGTTTTGCAGTATAGGGAACACTGCCACATTCCAGATATCAGAAAACACCTTGTTGAAGCTGTCAAAAAGTCCTATACCTATCTTGCCAAGCGTGCTGAAAGCGGTCTGCATAAGCGGTGTAAAATCGTTTATAAAATAAGCTTTGAGCGGCTCGGAAAGCGACATTATATCACTGAAAACTCCGCCGAGTATCTGAACAAGTTCAATGCTCTCTCTTTCAAGTCCGCTCCATATATCGGCGAAAATAGGCTTAAAATTCTTATCAAGATAGTCTGCAAGCTTTTCAAACTGAGTTCTCACTGATGTGAAAAAGTCAGACAGCTTTTTATCTGCCTTACCCGTATCCACCTCAACGCTAGTCCCGGAAGGCTGCATTATCTCCCCAGCTCCGCTGACCCCAGTGCTGTCTGACTTGCTCTCATCATTCAGCTTGTTCATCTGGTCAAAGCTTGCAAGAGAGCCTTCCTGTGCCTCCTGAGCCTGCTGTGCATTGTCGGCTATATCGCTGTAATTATCCGCCGCCTGAGAGGTGCTTTTCACTATGCTTTGAGCCTTGTCTGCACTGTTGCTTAGTTCAAAACCGAACGCCTCTGAAAGTGCCCTCGCTGCCCCCTGTGCCAAAGCTATGAGCTGTGAAAGCAGACTGTTTATCGCCTTGACAGCAGGCAGAAGAACGTTCATCAGCACAGTGCCGATAGTTGCTCCGAACTCTTTCCATTGTTCAGAAAGTATTCTTGTCTGGTTCGCCCAGCTGTCAGAAGTCTTTGCAAAGTCCCCCTGTGCAAGAGCCGTTTGCGACATAACGTAATTGTATCTCAATTGAACTTTTTCAGCCTGCGACATATCGGCAGTTGACTTCGTTATACCCTTTGAAAGTGCATACGCCTGCAAATTGGCGTCCGTCATAACAATACCGAACTGTTTGAGGGTCTCAGTTTCGCCTGTAAAAATTGATTTCAGCGCCGTGCTTGCTACGTCCTGACCGACATTATAAAATGACGCCATATCCGCCGACAGCCCTGTAAGAGCCATAGCCATATCGCTTGCACTGTCATTGGCAAGCCCCATTCCTGCCGCCATTGCCATGAAGTTTGAGCCTGTCTGCTTTGCGGTGAGCTTTGAAATGCCGTAGGTCTTTACAGCCGTGTCAGCGAAGTCCTCCATTTTCTGCTTGGACTCTCCGAAAGCCGTGTCAACAACGTTCTGAACTTCCGCAAGGTCTGAGGCTGTTTCTATGGATTGCCTGCCGAAGTCCACAAGCTTCTTGACGGAGAATGCAGCTGTCAGAGCCATTGCAAGGCTTTTAAGTTTTGGCTTGATATCCCCCACCATATCGGAAAGGCTTTTCAAGCCCTTTTCAAAGCCCTCACTGTTTATGTTGGTGTCAAAATTCAAGCACCCATCAGCCATTGTCATTCACCTCCCGTCAGTTGTTTCAGAAACTCTTTGTCCTCGTTTTCAGCCCTCTGCTCTTCTGCTGAGAGCTTTCGTTTAAGGTCTATCATATTGCGGTGGTTTCTGTAAAACTCCTGCTCGTATTTTTCAAGCTTTTTGTCCTTGTTAAGCTTTTGCCGTATGCCTATAACAGACGAAAAAAGCCCCTCGCCTATCTCATTGAAATAGCCGAGAAAAGTCCACCAATGAAGATATTTTACCGTCCTCGTTTCAAAGCCTGCCGCCTTGTTCACCGCAGGAAAAATAATACTCTCGTCCTGCTCCCAGTCGATAGTTTTTGCAGGCTGAACGCTCTCCTGTGGAACATCTCCACCACCCACAAACCAATAAGCCTTGTTGACAGCCTCCTGCAAATGCTCTCGTGGGATATCCTCAGCGTAAAGGCATTTAAGACACACATAGCACTTTTCACGCTCGTCAAGTTCGGGGTCTGCAAAGGCTGAATATATCCGCAGTATGACCCGAAAATCCGAGCGTATGGCATACTCTTTGCCGCCTATTTCAAGGGCTGTTGGCAAACTGCCTATCATTTCAGCAGCTCCCTGAGCAGAGCCTTTTTGTCCTCGTCAGAAAGCTCCGCCACGTTGACCGCAGGCTGAGCAATATGTTGATGAGCGATAACAGGTGCGGTGTACTTCTCCACCTTTTCTTCGAGCTTTATCTGAGCAGCCGTCTGTGCTGACTTTATCTCCTGCACCACTACCGCAAGAAGCGCTTCAAGGAAGTTCACAAGCACAGGCTTGCCGTTTGAAGCCACAGAGAACACGTTCACGCTTCCGAGCGCCGCCGTACACACATCGCTTCCAAATATGTCATTGACCATTTCTCTTGCACGCTGGTCATACTCTTTGAGAAGCTGAGTTCTGTCCTCGTTCTTCTCACGCTCTGATACTTCATCTGCGATATTGTCAGCCTTGCTCATAGCGTCCTGTATCCTTGTGATGATACCAACATCTGACACGTTTATCCTTATCACTCTGTTCTCATCGCCGTTTATAGCGTACTCTTTGTAATTACCGCCGTTAAAATCTATTGACTGCATTGACATTTTTATCATCCTTTCTGTATTACGGCAAACAAAAGGCACTCCACTCTGAACGAAGTGCTTTCATATGTTTGTCATATAGTTTATTCTTCCGTAGTCTTTGCAAACGTTGGCACGCCTACCGCAAAAGTGACAGAGCCTTTCACTCTGTTTCCTGCAAAGGTGCAGTTGAACGGGATATTTACGCCCCCCTGTGGTCCGCCATAAGACTGCGGCTTGACTATGATATCTTCCGTCCATGCGTCATACGCACCCGTGGTCTTGTCAACGATGACTTCAAGCACGCTTGTCTTGCAGGCGTCGCCGGTAAGACGATTCATCATGATATCCTTGAGCTTTTCGTAAAGTGCGTCACCGGGCTTTGCATAGAATGTGTCAAGGTCGAACTCAGGCTCATAGCCGTTGTCCTCAACTGTGGTTTCATCAAGGATATTCTTCTTTGTGGAAGTGTCAGGGTTGAGTGCCACACTTGCGTCCTCAACGTCCTTGCCGAGAAGATACCAGCTTGGTGATGAGGCGACCGCTGCGAATGTAGTGTCAAGATAATGCAGAAGATGACTTCTGTTGAGCTTTCCGCTCTTGTATGAATAATCAGGCATATGTTTTCCTCCTTTTATATCTGATACTGTGCCGCTATCTGCAATTGATACTGCACAGTATCGTTTGTGTTTTCGTTTGGTATTGCGTATATCATTCCGTTTGCACAGGTGAGCTTTTCAAGAACGCCTGTCCTTTCCTCGTCCTCTGTTATGGTAATGAACGTGGTATCTCTATGCTTGTCTGCATAGCTTTCAAGCCACATCTGCAATTCAAGCAGTACGCCGCTGTTTGACATTCTGTCAAAGTCGTTCATAGACTGATACACCGCATAGAGAATGAAGTTGTGCTGTCTTGTCTGACCGCCCAGAATGTCAGAGCTTATAAGGCTGTCGCCTGTTGAGGACAAGCCGTAATTGGTTGGCGTATCGTCGGTAAAGTCGATATGGATATCGTTGCAAACCTCCGATATTTTTGGAAACTGCTGCAAGATATCTTTCACAAGCTCGATTATGTTCATTTCGCTTTGCCTCCTATTATCGCCGCCGCTCCTCTGAGTATTTGCTGTTTCTTGTCGGCTTTCATTCGCTCAAACCAAAGCTTGCCGGCAAGTGGCTCTTTAAAAGTGCTGTAAACAAGGTCTTTGTCCGTCAGCACTTTCTTTTCTCCATGTCGGGCGTAAGACGAGCCTGTAACAGAGGATACCATAAGCTTGCCGTAATACTGATAGCGTGCGTAAGGTGCAAGATACTGTATCTTGCCGCTGCCTATTTTTGTGCCTCTCGTGGCAGACTTTCTCAGATTAGTGCTGAGGGTAGGTGTATACTTCACCATATGCCTTATGCACTCGGCGTCAATGAACTTTTGAGCCTTATCAAAGCGATCTGAATACTTGCCTGCAAAGGACTTATCCCAAGTGATAGCCCTGCTGTCCATAGGCTGACCTATCTTCATTTCACGCTCACCTCCATATGTGGCAGACCGCCGAACATATAATCATCAATGCTCATTACCGTAACAAAGTCATACTCCGCACGGAACATTTTCATGCTCTCAGATATGCTCTGCGGCGTTTGATTATCGAACTCAAACTCACATTTTCCTCTCACAAGCATATCCTTTGCAGGGGTTTTCGGTGCATTATCATCATAGAAATACACCCTTGTGCTGTCTGAGGTCTGCATACCGCTTTTCACGATACTTCCCGACTTATTCTCACACCAGTAAACTTTCTCTGCATACTTCCGCACAAATCCCTCTGTCTGCTTGTCAAAAAGATACACCGTGCAATCGCTGTTTGCAAGCATTTACCTCACCCCTCTGTAAAGCAGCCCTGTTCCGCTGAGCCATTTGTACACAATATTGTGAACGGCTCTGTCAGCGTTCTGCCTGCGGATATCTGAGCTTTCATATGACTTTGACCAGCCCCCAACGCTTTCGGAAGATACCCCCTGAGTACCGCTCTCCTGCTCTGCCTTGAAGATGTTCTCCGCAAGCTCGCAGCAGCACATTTTCACTTCTTCGGGGATATCGTTCTCGTCAACGTTGTCAAGGGTATATTGCTTCATAAGGCTTGTGGCTTGCATTGCATAGAAGTCAAAAGCGGCAGATATGTCAGGCTCTCTGCCGCAAAGATAAACGCCTATATAATAGCTCTCGCTTGCATATGCTTTCATACTGCCGCACCTCTTTACTTCTTGAATCTTGCAAGCACTACCTTTGACTGGTCTGAGATAGCCACAGTGTAATGCTTGTCAGCAGATATATCTGTACAGCGCTTTGTGCTTCTTCTCTCTGTTTCAACGTTGGTGTCACGCTTGAGGTAGATAGTCAGAGCTGATGTTTCGTCCTCTGTTTCAGTATCAGCGTTGAGCTTGATGATAGGGCATATGTAGAAAGTGCCAGCTTTGACAGCGGCGTTCTTTACAACATAGTCACCCACCTTCGGAGTGTAGCCATTTGCACTAGGTGTTACTGAGCCGAGCTTTATCTGTGAAGCAGTTGGTGAAGCTGTGCTGTCCGCAACAACTTCCTTTGCACCCTCTGCATCGCTGTCAACTCTCACATACTGTTCTGGGATAGCCTCGTTAAGTGAAACTTTCTTTGACGGAACGATACGGCAGTTCGCTATTTTGCCTATCTCGCCTGTCATGACCACATTGCCGTCATACTTATCTGCTGAAATGAAGTTCGGGTCCTTTCTAAGCTGTGAGTTCTGATGAGGATTAATAAACATAGCCTTTTCGGTGTTCAGCTCCTCATTGAACTTGTCAACAGCGTCAACAATGCCGCTGTAAGAGATAGCAGAAGCCGAGCCGTCATAGATGAGCTGAGCTTTCATAAGTGCGTCCATGCTGTCTGCGTCCACCTTAGAAGCGATAGACATTGCAAGCTGTGAAGTCGCCTGACCCGCAGGATTGCCATAGCCGCTGAGAAGAGCCTCGTCGGTTATCTCCACCACTTTCATGGCTTTCTTTACCTTAGCCTGAGTAGAGTCTGTTTCAAGCTTGACAGTTTCGGCTTCAACGCCCTCTGCAACATCAACTGCATCGCCGATATACTTGTACTGCGGCACTGTGATAGTATCGCCAGGCACGCCAACAAGCGTTCTGTCTATCTTCGCAAAGGGAGATACAGTTATCTTAGACTCTATCTTTGCGTCGATCATATCACTCATTACCTCAGGGTCGATAAGGTCGGTGATCTTTGTCTGCTCTGCGAAATACTGCATAGAAATTCTAATGCCATTTGTCATTTTCATAATATCCTATCCTTTCAACTGTTCGTATTTTTCGGGGTCTGTTCGTTTAAGTTCCAACCTCTGCATATACCCCATTTTTGCAAAGGTTTCCTTGCTCACTTCACCTGCGGCAGGCGTCCCTGTGGGAGCAACCGGGTTCTTGATAGGCTCGGAACTTTCAAAAAGATAATCGTTATCTTTCTTCACGTTCTCGATAGCCGTCTTGATATCCTCAGCCTGATTTTTGGAAGCTTTGAGAGTTTCCACATCAAGCAAAGCTTTAAGAGCCTTGACGTTTCTTGCCTTGCTTGCTGAGATAGCGTTATCAAGGGTAGCGTCAAACTCCATATCAGATATCTTCGCCTGATACTCGGTATCTTTCTTAGCAAGGTCAGCGGTGAGCTGTGCGACTTTGCCGTTAAGCTCCTTGACGTCCACACCCTCAAATTCTTTGAGAGAGTTCTGTGCGGTATCGAGGCTGTCCTTATAGTTATCACGCTCCACCTCAAGGCGGCTTTTCACCTTTTCAAACTCAGCCACAGTCTTATAATTCTCTGCCACCTGTTTTGTGATGTCCTGTTTCTTGTCCTCAGGGATAACGATACCCAGAGCGGCAAGGATCTCAAAAATGTTTTTCATATGTTCGTCCTTTCTACATAGCTTATATACCGCTCTGTCTGCGGTGTGAAAGTCTGACAGTTTAACGTCATATCAAGGACGAAATGGTATGAAAAAAGCACCCGTTAAGGTGCTTAGTTCCGGTATTTGGGTATAAAAATACCGCCCGACATTAGTCAAGCGGTAAAATTATCATTTGAAATACTCTGTAAGTTCAACTTCTGAATCAATGTACACAGCGTCTATATAATAACTGTTGTGTACGATTATCTTCTTTCCGTTTAATGTGTATATCTGCGTTTGTGAGCCGTCAACATCTGTCAGCATATCGGACCGTTCAATGCCTGGAATATGCTTTTCCAATGCCGCACATTGCTTATCAAAAATTTCTTTGTCCGCAGCCGTGCAAATATTGTATTCATATTTTTTCATTGCTGATCATCCAATCCATACCTTTTATCTACTGATCTTCGTGTTTTTACAGCGGTCTTCAAAGTGTCTGCTATAGCTTCTTCTCTGCTCATGTTTTTTCGTACCATTTTATTTGATACCAAGTCTTCAAAAGAAATGATAGGTTCGGTCTGGTCAAGGGTTTTACGAGCTTTTTGATTTTCCATTAACTCTCTTGCCTGAAAGCGATACTTGTTACGCAGTTCACAAGCTTGCCTTGCCTGTTCCTCAATAGATTTGCTTTTGTCGATAAGCTGAGGGATATTTTTGTTATGGTGTCTGTACCACTTTCGCACGTCTATATCAGACATCTTACCTTTCATATCAATTATATCACTATAATCTTTTTGCGTCAAGTCTATCTTGGTTTTTCCCACCCCGATATTCCCCAATCCGTCGGCGTTCACACGCTCTCGCTGTTGGGGCAGACCCATTGCTTTTGAAAACCTTGTATACTCCTGAGAAGTGCCACGATATCGGCAGCGTGCGTTGATGATATCTTCCTCATCAGCACCCGCCTCTTCAAGAAGATGTATTTTCTGTCGCTGAGCTCTCATTGCAGTTTCAAGCTTTCTTTGCCGCTGTAAAGCTTCATACTTTGTGTACTCTTTATCGCCGTACTTAACAGGCTTGTTCTCCTCTGCATTCATCTGTGCAAGTTCCTCATCTGTGTAGGAACGCTCAGATATGCCGGGGATAAAGGGGTAATAATCGTGATAGCAATTCGCTCCGCACAGACCTGTCACAGTACCAAGACCGCAGATAGTTTCAAGCTCTTTTTTGCTGTAGACCTTGCCCTGCCATTCTTGGTGAGAGGGTCTTGCTCCGCTGTGCCAAGTGACTTCAAAATAGTCTGTGCCAAGCTCTTTGGCGTTGTCCTCATTCATTTTTGCGGTCAGCTGTGAAAGCCCTGTCATCACCGAACGCCTTGCGGCTACGTCTGCCCTGTTGCTCCAGCCTGTGGCATAGTCCACAGTACGCAGACCTGAGTTCGTCATATCCGAAATGACTTTCTTTATGACCGTGTTATAGTCGAACGCTCCGCTCGCTATGCCCATTATGGCGTTGTCAAGGTTCTGCTGATAGAAGTCAGCCGCCTGCGTGAATTTCAGCTTGCCGTCAGGCTGTTTTACTGCAAATCCGAGTGATTGAGATATGTTTTTAAGTTCCCCCGAAGTCTGCTCCGATACAACCGACAGCAGCCTTTGCAGACCCTCATTTTCTTCAAGAGAGATCCGTGCTTTGCCTTTGGTCTTGTATATGCTATCGTCCCATTCATAGCCTTTTTGCAGGATTTCATTGTACAGCTCTTTTATCTCAGCTTTGGAGAGGTCAAGGTTTTCGGCTATGGCTTTCTTTATCTCACGCTTGCTCATTCCAAGCTCGTGAAGCCTGTATATCTGCCAATCCGCCGAACGTGTTATCTCGCCGTTTATCTTTATCCTGCGGACGATATCCTCCATTATCTGCATTTCAAGGTCACGCAGAGGCTTGTCAAGCACCATTGAAACTCGCTCTATCTCGCTTGCTTTGAGCATTATTCTATCACCTCTGCGGTGCTGTCGGAGGTCATTTTCTTAGCCGTTTCCTCGTCCTCACCATACCATTTCATTCGGTATTCCCACAGTGGCATAATGCCCATAGATACGTCCTGACGATCGCTTGCACGCTTTGTTTCATCATCAGCAAGGATACTGTCCTCAAAGTTCACAGACAGTTCATAACCGCTTTGAGTAAGCCCATTATAAAACGCCAGCGAATAGCACAGGTCTTCAAGGCAGACACGGAGATTATTCTGTATCGCCGTGACAGTATCAAACTTTCTCTGCTTTGATGACTTAACCTCTGTGGCTGTCTTGTCAACTGTCTGTGGGTTTGAGATATCCCCATAGGACAGCCCCACAGCAAACTCTATCTCACGCTTGTATTCTTCAAGACCTGCGATAAAGTCCGCCTGTCTTAACTGTGGTGAGAACTCGTGATAAAAGTCACCGCTCGTGCCAGCTGACACGTTTACCCCTCTGAAAAGCCGTTCATTGAGCTTTGGCATTTCTGCACGTTTCTTACCTGTGAACGGGTCTGTCACAGGTCTTAGCACAGCCTCGTCAACGTCTATTGCACGTTCTCCTGATTCAAACTCCCAATCGAGCCTGCCGAATTGGATATCAGCTTTTCTTATGACTTCTTCCGCCCCTGCGAACACTGATACGCCTGAGTGTGAACCGTCAACTGTATTGTCGATAGGGTTGACATAATAGCCAAAAGAGGGTCGCAGCATAAGGGGATAGGCTATCTTAGGGATAAGCTCCGCCCACTCTGAAACAGCCGTGAGAGGTATCTCAGCACCAAGAGACACGCCGTCATTGGAGCGAAAAGCCCTGTTTGTGATAGTCAGCCCTTTTTCATAGTCCAGAGCGTGATATTCAAGCCTTATGCGGTAATCATTATCGCCCATGCGTTTTATCTCAGGGAAAATGACCTTTATAAGCCTGCCGTTCACGTCATACTCCACAGGAATGAATTGCGACTGCGGAACATACTGCACCTTATCAGCACCCAGCGGTTTTATTATCATTGCTCCTGTTGCAAGACCTCTTTGCAGATTTTTGTTGATGTTTTCAAGGGCGTTTTTCATTATGGCATCAAGCTTATCGTTGGAAACTTTCAGGGCCATTTCATTGATAGCCGTGTTTGCAAACTCCCTCACAACAGCGTGTTCAAGCCGCAGAGAGTGAACTCCCTTGGGTGCTGCATTACCTGCATACATTCTGTCCCACTTGTCGATAGCTCTTATCATACTGTCCGTCACGGCGATATCAATACCGTAAACGCCCTTTATATCTGACTTTGAAAGCATTCTGCTTATCCTCTCCCTTATTTTTGAAATAATGCCCATAGCTTACTGACCCCGCCTTTTCCATACTCTTTCCATTGCATACCGAACGGCGTCGATAACGTGGTCATTGCCGTCGGGATAGCCGCTTATAACGTTGCCCTCTTTATCCCTGTCATATTCACAGTTGATGAACTCCTCGCAAGCCACAGGACAACGCTTGTTATCTATAACGATGCTTCGCAGAGATTGCAGCCACTTATATGAATACTCCCTGCTGTTAGGACCTTTCTCTGCGCCTCTCGCAAGCAAGCCGTATGCTCTGTAATCCTCAACAGACTTATTCTCTGCACTGTCGCAGGTGATAAGGTCATTTGCCGTGATACCAAGCTCCAGCAAATGCTTTGCGGTATCAATATTCTTTGTTTTGTTGCAGGTGTACTCCTGCCATATGAACAGCGTGTGCTGAGCAGGGGCATAATGCACTCTGACAAAAGCGTAAAGGTCGGGATACCAGCCCCAGTCAACGCCGTTATAGATGTTATCGAACTGTGCTATCTCGTCGTCGGTTATCTCTCTTATGAGGACGTTATCGAAAACATTGCCACCCGTACCGTTTGCAACGCCCATATACTCGTTCTCATAGGCAGTGGGATTGGTTTCTTTGAGAAATTCGGCGTCATCAAGAAAAGGCTTGCCAAGCCACTTTTTCGGCACAGTAAGATAAGTGCTTTCGGTAACGAGTCTGTCCGTTCTCGGCACTTTGATGTACTTATTCGCCCAGTTCTGAGCCGACTTCGGAGGGTTGAAAGACTTGAACTTATATGCTCTCTCGCCGCCTCTTATAACAGACTGTTCTATCGTTCGCACAGCTTCTTCACCGCCGAACTGGTCAAGCTCCTCAAACCACACGATGCCGATATAGCCAAAAGGCGGCTTGATAGACTTTATCTTGTGCGGGTCATCAGCACCACGAAAGTATATTTTCTGCCCTGTTGAAATGCGTGTGATCTCAAGGGGCGACTTTGTGCAGGCAAACTCATCATCAAGACCAAGTGCAGATATTGCCCAAAGTATCTGAGAATAAACGCTGTCTTTTAGAGTATTCGCCACAGCACGCAGGACGCAAGCGTGCATATTCTCGTTCTTCATAAGCAGGTCGATAACGTTCAGACCGCAGAATGAAGATTTAGTCGAACCACGTCCGCCCGGGAAAACATACTCGGAATGTTCCTGCTCTGCAATATCGAACAGGACAGGCGAGAACGTAGGAGCAACAAGGCTCGCAGGGATACCGCTGTACGCCTTATCAGGCATAGAAACAGGCTCAAGCTTTTGTTTTTCAAGCCTGAGCCTTGCGTTATCGTATTTTATCTTATGCTTGAGCATATCGTCATCACGGATAATGTCACGCAGCTCTTTCACCGCCGCAACGTCCCCTTGCTTAGCCCTTGCCATAAGAGCCGCATTCACAAGAAGCATATTATTTATGAAGTCAGGGTCAAGGCTGTTAAGGTCAATGCCCTGCTCAACGAGGAACTCATAGTCCGCTCTGGTATTGGCAGGCTGTTCAAGCAGAAAGTCCATTACCTGCTTCATAGTCTTTTTACGCCTGCGGACTTCGCCTGATTTTTTACCGCCTTTTGAGCCGTTTTTTCGAGCTTCACTCGAGCTTGGAACTATTAAATTCTGTTCATTCGGCATTCACCTCACCTCGATTGTATTTATAACAAATAAGAGAGTACATGACTGTACTCTCTATTACTTGTGATTATTAAGACATCCGTATTACTATTTATCTTCAGATTTATTGTTTTTATTTTTCTTGTCTGTATTATCTGTATTTATTTCATATGTAATATAACCTTCAACAAGCAAGTCTCCTCTGTAATCTGGTGACTCTGGTAAATCAATAGCATCTTTAGGAATCGGTCTATGATTCTTTACTGCATCTTCAATAGCGTCATAGTCTGCCACTTCTCTACACCTCCATAAAAAATAAATTGCTCGCCAAACATGATCCCATTATACATGGTATCCCTACGAGTGCATTCTTCCATACATATCTGTATTTCTCAAACTCTTTGTTTAAAAAATCCTTGTTATATGCTGTACACTCGATCAAATCTGCACTTAAAATTGTGAGCATCGTCTTTTTGTCTTTGTAAATTACACCGTTCTTGTAAAATTTAGTTGTATCAACTGATTTATAATAGTGTGGAGCAACTATACTATATAATTTACAAATCGCTGCTGTAACAAAAAGTAAACCAAGCACAAGCAATCCGAATACAATAATTAGCTTAAATATGTCTACACCCCTCTTTATATCACAATTTAAAATAGCTTTAAGATTGAAATAGGATGTCACAAAAGTAACAACAGCTAAAAAAATTGTTATTATCACAGATGACCTACTGTTTAGCTTGTCCATACGATCAATTTGACATTGATAATCCATTTTACAGATGTCGTAAAAACATTCAATACCGCTATAGTCATAGCCAGATCCATTGCTATCGTCGCTCTTACCTTTTGATGCTGTTTTTTTCATACATTCACCAACTTTTCTATATTTTCTCTCATGATATCACTAATTCAAACAAAAGTCAATCTTAATTATAATATTTTTCTATACTGCACAAAATCACTTTGCCTGTTTTATGCAATATTTCAAGTTTTCGACATTTATGAACTTTTTACGACACAACGCAAAAGACACCCCGTTCGGAGTGCCTCTTGTGAAAATATTATAAGGAGTTTTGTAAATGGTGGAGCAGATGTTGAGCTGGCTCGCTCTCGACCTGCATACACCGCCCGAAGCCCGAAAGCTTGGCGGCGGTTCAAATATTATGTGTTGGCTTTGTCGGAAAACCAGCTGACCGTATGGAACAGAACGCAAGCTCATGCACTCACGTTCTGCATAAGCCCCTTACGGGGCTTAGAAAATTGGAGGTGACTTCAATGAAAGTACAAGTCTGAGGTACATCTACACTTTCCTCAGTTTAAATTATAACATAGGTAAAACGCACAAACCGCACAACTTTCACTTTTCTTGCAAATATCTTTGAATTTTCATTCGCACTCCGCTCTCTGACATTCTCCCACCACTAACCTGCATAGCTATCTGCAAGTACGTCTTACCCTTGATGAATTTCAGCACGAACATTCGCCGTGTCTGATAGTCCTCTATCCCCTTGATAAACTCCTCCACAGACCTCTGCTCACGCTCTAGTCGAGCCTGCTCGCACAGCAATGAAAGTGTATCACCGCTTGGCAGAAAGCCGTCTATGCGTGTGCTGTGTGGCGTGTAGGACGGTGGAGTGCATACGCTGATACTGTCGGCAACGTACTTGCCTGAAAGCTCTGCCTTGATGTCCTCAATGGCTGAGACGTTCCTGCGGTAGGCTTTCAGGCGTGACATGGTCATTGGGTCAGCCATTAGCAACACCGTCCATTCTTGTGCCACAATTAGGGCAGTAATTATAATAGCAATGCCCACAATAATATGCCGTTTCAGTTAATCCTTTGCATTCGGAACAAATCCATTGTTTATTGTCAATTGGGTCATTGCCAGGTTTAAGCCAGTCTCCATGCTTGACCTCCTCAGTTTGTCTATACTCCTTAATTCCCAGCACAACATACCCATTCTTTATTCCCCAGCCGTTGAGGATATATGTTATCTTGTATGTATGTCCTGATATCTCATGTTTTGCGTGTTCTCTTACTGTGCCGTCTGAGCTACGATAAGACGTTCCGTCAGTCGGTATAAATCTTATCAGATCTCCTGTCTGAAAACCTCTGTCATTCTTTCTGACCTCGAAAGTTTTCTCACCGCTCAGAACGGCGTCACAAAATTCTGTGTTAAGTTTCAGATTATGTGTTTTCATTCTTTTGCCTCCTCGCACCTCAACTCTTCCAGCCTGCAATACACCAACGTATTGCCGCAAGTCTTGTCAGCGATCTCCGCCTGATAGAAGAACTGACCTGTCTTACTGCTCTTGCGGATAATGCACCCTGTCAGCTCGTAGCAATCAGAGCCGTTGTAGCTCACCCTGCGTCCGAGACTCTTCTTTACTTCATGTATCGTCATAGCTCCTCTATCCTCACATAAATGCCAGGTATGTCCGCCCAGAACTTCTCGCATATCTCGCTCGCCACAAGCTGGTCGTCTGTCCAGAAGTCAAGCTTTGTCATGCAGTCCTTGAACATCTTCTGCAAGTTATCCGTGTCAGGCTTGCTGGTCTTGTACTCTCCGTCCTTGTGTTTGCCGTCATTTGGAAACAGCCACTTTGTTACCAGCCTTATCCCACAGATGTATTTCTCAGGCGGTCTGTGCCTTGCAAGGTTTGCCGTGAGCTTTTCTTTTGCCTCCTTGACTTCGGGTGGATCATAAAATATTGGCTTGCCGTTTCTTACCGCCACCTTGTGTTCCTGTGCTGTAGCTGTCGGCGGTATCATTGCCATAAAAAATTCAGTCATCATCTTCCTCCTCGCATTTGAAATCTACTCCGTGCCACTTGTGTGACTTGTCATCATACACCAATGCTCCCGACTGTTTGACCATATCCCAAATGTATTTGAGTACCTGCGGCTGTTTCACGAGCCACCAAAGCGTGCGTGATTTTCGATAGTCGAAATCTTCATTAGGCAGCTTATGAAAAAGCGGTGGCATTTTCTTAGCTGCATTAACAACGTCTTGCCTTGCCTTACTTCTTGTTGCTTTCATCTGCGTGTGCTCCTCTCGTGCGTCATTATTCTGATTACTTTTTCGTCGGGGCAGTTTCAAGCCCCCGACAAAAAGTATTGTTTATAATAATAGATTTGTCTGTCCGTCCGACAAACTCGGTAATTTTCGATATTGTCCGACAAGAAAAAAGTTCGATTTTGTCCTGACACTTTTCGATTTTTTCCTGTCTGTCTAAAGTTCAAAAATTCGATTTTGTCTTGTCTGTCTGCTGAGCTTTTAAGCCGCATTCTCCCTCTTCTATCCAAAAGCCACCATGCTCTTTGAGGTATCTTCCAACGGTCTTTTCACTCTTTCCTATGTACTCCGCCAGCTCAGAAATGCGGCACTTGCCATTCTCTTGCACACCGCTGAAAGCTGTTTCAATGCTCTCCTTGCGCTCCTTGCTGCGGTCTTCATTAGTCTTCTTCTTGCTGAAATTCTTCTTCCAATTCGGCGTGATGTCCTCTACCTCGCAGTCTTTAAGCACGCCCACAGTATCCTCTCTGTGAACAGGATAATCAAACCACATATTGAGGGGAGCAAATTTCGGGAACTCTCTCAGAGTACCCTCTATACGCCATGCTGTGCGGTTTCTTACCGCAAGCTTAGCCTTGTCTATGTCGGCCATCATAAGCTTGTACGAGTTCGGGTGCAGGTACTTGTGCGTTATCTCAAGCATTTTTGACGGCGTAACAAGATCGTCCTGTGAACAAAGGTCATCAGTATTTCTGTAAAATCTCCTCATCCAGTTCTCACAGATACGGCAAACAGTTTCGTCCTCCTGCTGCTTGTAAAGGCTGTCTGAAATGTCAAGCTCTGAAAGGTCAAGAAGTGCGTCAGGGTCACGGGCGAATACTCCTGAACCGCTGGCTCTGTCCATTGAACGCTTTCCGCCCTGCGCTCCCTTTGAGTGGTGGTGGCAGTATATGACCGCACAGCCAAGCTCTGTACATACCTTGTCAAACTGGTTGCAGAAGTGTGCCATTTGGTCTGCTGAGTTCTCGTCACCTGTTATGACCTTGTAGATAGGGTCTATTATCACGGCAATGTAATTCTTCTTGCTTGCTCGGCGTATAAGCTTTGGTGCAAGCTTGTCCATTGGTACACTGTGACCTCGCAAGTTCCATATGTCTATGCTACTGAGGTTTTCAGGCTCTAGGTGCATTGCGGTGTACACGTCCTTGAAGCGGTGCAGACAAGATGCTCTGTCAAGCTCTAGGTTGACGTATAGTATCTTACCTTTGGTGCATTGCCAGCCAAACCACTTGACCCCCTCAGCTATCGCCACGCACATCTCGATAAGTGCATAAGACTTGCCTGCCTTTGACGGACCTGCAATGAGCATTTTGTGGCCCTGTCTGAGAACGCCGTCAATAAGTGGTGGTGCAAGTTCAGGCAGGTTATCCCACTCAGCACTCAGGCTCTCAGGGTCGGGGAGATCATCATTGATACTCTCTATGTAATCTTTCCATTCTGAAAAGCTTTCTTTGCCTATGTTCTTGTCAATGATGAACTGTTTCTTACCGTTTCTCATGACGCCTGGCATACGGCTAAGACGTGAGGGATTGCGGTTTTGTTTATCTATGTCAAGACCGCTCTCTTTGCAGACCTTGTAAAGAAAATCAACACGCCTGCGGTATTCATCATAGTTGGGAGCGTCTATCTTGACGATAGCGTGAACGCTCTTTCCACCGCTGTATACAAGCACAGCGATAGGAAGTTCAAGCTCTCTCATCACAGCATTCTGCTGTTCTATAGGCATACTGTCGCTTTCAACAAGAGCATAGCGGTAGTCTGTTACATTCTCGTTCTTTACGCCCTTGCCGTCAAGAGGATTGAAGCGGATCCACGCTCCGGCTTCTTCCTTGTAGTCGCCAAACACCGCACCAATGTCGCCGTTACATTCGCCAAGCCTCTTGATAAGCTCCCCTGCCGTCCTGTCACAGCAGCCCTTTGTGGGCAGATACCTGGTCTTGCCGTCCTTTTCTGTTTCCCACGTTTGCGTAACATAGCCCACGTTCTCTCCTGCTTCAAAGAGTGTTTCAAGATATGTGACTATCTCCTTGACAGGATCCCATTGAGCAGGCTCGGTTATCGGTATGCCCTCACCGCCGTTTACAAGGGGACTGCTTTCTTCTGCAACTATCTCGCCGTCCCAATCGTATGCCTGAAATTCATGGGGGCTGTATCCTCTTTCCTTTGCCATTTGCACGATAGTTCCTGCGGTCACGGGCTGAGCATTGCCGTTAAAGCCTTGCCACTTGTGTTCACACTCACCGCTGTGATAACGGCTGTCTGACCTTGACCAACTGTCCCAATCGTTCACGGAATAGCCCTCGTGCTTGAGAGCCATTCCCACATTGACCCATTCTTGATAATCACAGCTTGCAGGGTCTATGTATTCAAGCATTTTAAGCAAATTTGTGTTATCCATTCACTTCTCCTTAGTTCTCAGGTGTGTATTTTTTCGGGTCAATATCTCTCGGCACTCTCCAACCATTGGCAGAAATACGAGCTATCATCCTGCTTGCACTGTCAAAGCTCCAAGAGCCAACGTGTTCAAAGCCCTTGCTTTCAAGCAGTCTTATCTGCTTTGGAGTGGTAAGTCCTGCATTGCGGCGCTTTTCAAGTCGGTCAAGGATAAGCTTTGCCTTGCCTGCGTTGTCTATATCGTCAGGGAAAATGCCCAACTTTTCAAGCTTTGCCTTCTGCTTGTCGGTAGCAGGAGCACACTCCCAGCCAAAAGCAGGAACATAAGAGGACAAGTCCTCAGCCTGTATTGACATTTCATATTGCAACGGGTCAACGAGCTTTCGCTTGCGTGTTTTCATTTCTTTGAGCTGCTTTGCCAAAGACTCTTCACGCTGTGCCACAACGTCCTCGCTTGCTTGTTTTTCTGCCTCTTCGATATCTACTGCACAGCCTGCCTCATTGGCAAGGTTTTCGGTCATTTTCTCAGCGACCTCTTCATTCTGACAGATAAGGTGTGCAGGTCTGCAAAGCTCGTGGCGTTCTGTGTGCCACAGAAAGTCAAGCAGTAAAAGCTCTGTCTTTCCCTCGCAAAGTCTTGTGCCTCTGCCTACCATTTGACAGTAAAGTCCACGCACTTTTGTTGGTCTTAGCACGATAACGCAGTCAACTGACGGACAGTCCCAGCCCTCTGTGAGGAGCATTGAGTTACACAGCACGTTGTATTCGCCCTTGTCGAAAGCTTCAAGTATCTCCGCTCTGTCTGTGCTTTCTCCGTTGACCTCAGCGGCGTTGAAACCTTTGCTGATAAGGATATCACGGAACTTCTGAGAGGTTTTGACAAGCGGCAGGAACACAACTGTCTTGCGTTTCTTACAGTATTTGAGCATTTCATCAGCTATCTGATAAAGATAAGGGTCAAGTGCCGTGTCGATATCACTTGCCTTGAAATCTCCTGCCTGAGTTGATACTCCTGAAAGGTCAAGTTTCAGCGGTATGGTGATAGCCTTGATAGGTGAAAGATAGCCCTCTTTGATAGCCTGCGGCAGGGTGTATTCATATGCAAGGCTGTCGAACACCGAGCCTAAGTTCTTCATATCGCCTCTGTCAGGTGTAGCCGTCACACCAAGTACCTGAGCTTCAGGAAAATGGTCAAGCACTCTCTGATAGCCGTCTGAGATAGCGTGATGAGCCTCGTCAATTATTATGGTATCGAAGTAATTTTCCGAAAAGCCTTTGAGCCTTTTCTCACGCATAAGGGTCTGAACTGAGCCTACTACCACACGATACCATGAGCCTAAACAACTTTGCTCTGCTTTCTCGGTGGCACAGCCAAGCCCTGTTGACTTCATAAGCTTGTCTGCCGCCTGGTCGAGCAGTTCGCCCCTGTGGGCAAGGATAAGCACACGCTTACCCTGCCGCACACATTCTTCCGTAACAGCCGAGAAAAGTATTGTCTTTCCCGTTCCTGTGGGCAGAACTGCAAGGACTTTGTTTATTCCCTCAGACCATTGTTCGAGTATAGCAAGCTTAGCCTCGTTTTGATATGGTCTTAAATTCATCATCAGAACGCACCGGCTTTCCAGCCACCTGTCTGAGCAGGCTGACTATACTGTGGTGTCTGCGTCTGAGCAGGCTGAACGGTAGTAACATTCTCGTCATAGGCATAGAGCTTTTTAATCTTGTTGGACTGCCTGTCCTCACCGTCCTTGTTCTTGTAGTTGTCAACGTAGACGTGACACTTGCCCTTTTTGCCTGTGATAGCGTTCCAATTCATTTTCAGCGGCTCGCCGTGTTTTTTCAGACCGAGAGCCAGGAAAAGTGCTGAGAGTTTCCACTCAAACTTGTTGCAGAGGAAGAAGTTCTCTGTTATCTCCACGCTGTCCTCAGCTCCCCATATGGTGAATGTGACCTTAGCCATATTGCAGGGCGGCACTTTTGCCGACCCCTCGTGTCTTGCACGTTCGTACTTTGCAACTGTGAAGTCATAGTCCCCCTCAGGGAGCAGGACAAAGTCCCCACCCTCGTTGACTATCTCATCTTCCCAGCCGTATTCCATAAAATTATCCATAGTGTTGTCCTCCTTTTAAAATGGTACTTTCTGATTTTCTCTGATAAGTGGCAGCATTTGCTCCCAAGCACCTATCAGACAGCCCTGTACGAAGTCGTCAGGATAGTTGGTAATAGGGGTATCATAAGGAAAATAGTTTCTCTGAGATACCACAAGACGTATATCCGATTCGCTTACGCTGTTGGCTCTCATAAGGTCTGCAAGTGCTTTCGGTATGCCCTCAGGGATAACGATAGGCGGTGGTGCAACGTCCTCAAAGCCGCTGAGATCAGTAAGAGGCTCGTCCGATTTTTGTGTGGCAGTCTGTGCGGTCTGTGTAGGCTGTGCTGTCTGAACTGTCGGTGCAGGCACAGGCTTAGGCATTTCAGCAGGCTGTGTATACGCAAACAGGTGAGCTATACCACTATACTCAAAAGGCATTTCAGACGGAAGTCCATCACGATTTTTAGCGTCCCAGCAAGGGTGATGTGTGGTGTACATTACACGGTCACCGCCCTGAGCCTTGAACTTCTTGCCATCCTTATCCACAGCTACTGCATATGTTTTGTAGTTCGCAAACAACACCATATCTGCCCATTCTTTCACAAGAGGCGATATCTGAGAAGAAGTTTTCTTGCCGAGCTTTAACTCCCAACGGTCATAAGCACCAAGCTCGTCAGGCTGTTCAAACTTTCTCATCTGAGCGTGAGCCGTAAGCACAACGTTGATACCGCTGTCAACTACCTCCTGCAAGAGATTAAGGAACTTGCCTATCTCCTCTTTCTCGTAAACATAGCCGTTGCCGTAGCCGAAATCTTCAATGCCTTTCTTCTGATGTGCCGAGCAGATCGTTTCAATGCAAAGCTGTTCAGCCCAATCAAATGTATCAATGACCAGGGTCTTGCAGAGCCTGCCGTTCATAGCTTCCTTTACCTCGTTTTTGAGCATTTCCCAGCTTGTTGGCTTAGGGAAACGTCTAATGTTCAGCTTCTTTGTACTGCCTTCAGTATCAATAAATACAGGGTCGGGGAACTGAGCCGCAAATGTTGATTTGCCTATGCCCTCAGGACCATATATCACGACTTTCTGTGCGGAGCTTACAACTCCTGATGTTATCTCATACATTAAAATGCACCTGCTTTCCAAGTTTTCGTTTCTGTGTTTTCTTCCTTATCATTCTTATCATTGTCCATTGACCTGCCGTCCTCGATAATGATACTGCACTCGTCACCTGTAGAAACTCTTGTGGCTATCGCCTGCAAGCCCTGTGCTTCAAGCCACTTGCCGAAGTCATCAAGGGTGTCGGTATCCATTTGTTCAAGCTTGTCCAAAAGTACGAAACCGCAGTCAGGATTGAGTTTTCTTACGATAGAGGTAGCGACGATAAGCTGTTCAGCACCGCTTATACTGTCCCACTTATGCCCGTTATACAGCAGCTCTCCGTCCTCAACCGAAAGCCCCTCAAGAGGCAGGTCGGCACTGCCCAGCAGGTCAGTTTTAGCCTGCCTTACGTCCTCTATCTGCTCAGTGAGATATGTATACTGTGAACGGTAGTCCTCAGCGTCTATCTCAGCTTTCTCCCTGTCAAGGTTTGCTCTTATCTTCTTGTTCAGCTCCTCAATATCTGAGATGTTCTTTTCAAGCTCCGCTGTGCTTTCGTCCAAGAGGTTTTCTGCGTCAAGGCTTGCAAGCTTGAAGTTGTTCGCTGCCGCTTCATAGCTTGCTTTTGCACGTTCATAGGCAGACTTAGCAATCTCCAACTGCTTTTCGTAGTATTCTTTCTGATCACGCTTACGCTGATTTTCGCCGTTGCGAGCAAGTATATCCTGCTGCTGTCTGATAAGCTCTGAGGCTGACACAGGCTCGGCAGGGACGTTTGCATACACAGGCATTTCCTTTGCAAACTTAGACTTCTGGTCAGCTATCCTGCCGATAGCGGTACGCTGGTCATAGAGGGAATGTTCCTTATGTTCCAACTGATAGAGCGTATCGCCCACACCGATTATTTTCAGCAGAGTTGAAGCTTTTTCCTTGCTTGACTGATTTATGAACTTAGGCAGGTCAAGTGCAAACTGCTCAACGAAGCTGTTCAAAAGCTGCTGACCGCCTTTTTTGCCTGTGCTGTCGGTGACTTTGAGGGAGCTGTTCTTACCCGAACGCTCCACCACGATACCGTTGTCGAGGGTGATCTTCAAGTGCGGTTCGACAACAGACCCCTCACGCTGAGGAGAGGACGGCTTATACTTGTCACCGCCAAGCGCCCAAGCGATAGCGTCAAGCACAGAGGTCTTGCCCTGCCTGTTCTTACCACCGATAACAGTAAGCCCATTCTTTGCAGGCTCAAGCTGTACGGCTTTTATCTTCTTTACGTTCTCAAATTCAAGTGAGTTTATTTTTACTGACATTTTAGTTCTCTCCTCTCATATTTTCAAGCTTATCCCTTGTGCTGCATATTTTTCCGTACACCTCGCCGATATCAAAGGCTCTCTGTTCTCGCTTAGACATTTCTCCATAGATATCGAGTATATCTGTACAGGCTTTGTCTGCGGTATCATATGCTTGACAAATCGCTGCTTTTGTGCTATCATCAAGGTGTAATATTGAACTGGTATCTTTTGATACCTCAGAGCTTGTGCCTGTTGCCGCAGGTGCAGGCTCGTTTTCTTTTAGGTACTCTGCCAAATACACACCACACTTAAAATCTTTTTCGCTTAGCGGACAATTTTCGCAACTAACAGTAAATCCTGTACAGCACTCCACCGCCTTTTCAAACTCCTCTTTCGTTATCATCGTTATCCTCCCTTATCGGCTGTACGCTCATATACTGCTTGCCGTCATAGTCCATCTTCTTCACAGGCTCAAGTCCCTTATCCCTCAGCGACCTTGCGGCATCGCCAAGCCCTCTGTCGAAGTCCTCACGGGTCTTGTAGAATGCACACCTACGGCAGTAGTCCTTCGTTGGCGTTACTGTCAGCGCACCGCACTCGTCAGACTTGACATTTGAATGGAACACGCAAAGGCTTACCGCTCCACTGCCGTTGTCAAGGGGCTTGTCCCTCTTAAAAACCTCTCTCATCACTATCATCGCTTTCGTCCTCCTCGTTTTCAAAACGTTTCTCCCAGTGCCTATCCACCACGCTCAGCACAAGATACATCACTACATCTATGCCTGCAATCACAGCTATTGTTATCAGCAGTATTCCTACAATGTTCATTACCACTTTCCTTTCATTTCAACTTCGACCTTGACCACGGGTTTGCCTGCTTCTCTCACCGCACGCTCTAATTCCTCACGAACTGTGTCTTCGGCTGTTTCTTTGATATTGCGGTACAGCCCATAGATTGCTAGTGCAGCCAGTGCCACGCACAGTGCTATGGCTGATGCATATCTGATGGTCTCCAGTGTCGTTATCAAGTTGTTCATTTTCTCACGTCCTTTCATTTTTACGTCCTGTGTTTTAAGCTATCCACTCAGGGTGCTCAGTTCTTGCCGTTTCGCAAAGCTTATCCCAAAGCGACGGGTCACGCCCGACCATATCCTGCAAAGCTCCGGCAAGCTTGCGACCGATACTGTCCGCAGCCGCCTGCCGCTCCTGCTCGGTACAATCGTCCCAAAGCTTGTAGCTTTTGCCACCGTCGAACGAAACGTGCCTTATGACCTTTAAAGGCGGATATTTCGGCATTTTTATCACCTCCTACTCAATTCTATTGGCTATCGGGGTTGTACTATGCTAGGAAAGTTCCTCGATAACGGCGATATCCTCGCCCTCTGAGAGTCAACAAGGTCCATAGCCTCGCCTGCCGTCTTTGCCGTGACTGTTACCAGCCTTACGCCGCTGAACTTATCTGTCAGCTTAATTTTGTAGTGTTTCATTCTTGTACCTCCTTGAAAAATCTAACTTCTTGTGGTATAATGTAGAAAATTATACGAAAGGAAGTTTTAATC